CTTCTATCTCTTCATCATTCTCTTCCCAATCTGCATCATCTAATGCACCATACATTTTATTGTATCTATCAGTTGCTTCTTTGAGCTTCTTTTGTTCTGCTACTTTATTGTCTTTAATCTTTTGTTCTTCTTCTTTGATCTTCTCTGCGTTCTCAATGAGTTTTTGCTCATAATTTAATTTTGTTTTTTTTAAGTTGTCTAATCTAGTCGCGATGATAAATCCTTTTTTTGTTTAATTCTTTGTTTAATTTTCTTAGCTACCTTATTCCCGATAACAACCTTGTTCATATCTATATATGCTATTTGCGTTCCATTCTGGATACTCATTGTTAAAAATGTTAGCATATTAGTTCTTTGTCTAATCATATCTATTGTTAGTCTTGGGTCTTCTAAGCTAGCACCTAAGTCCGTTAGTCCTATAGATTCTTTCCACGCCCAATTGAATTTCTTCAACATACCTGATACTAAATAATAATCATAATCTTCAATCTCATATAATTCTTCTCTAAACTCATTATATACTTTAACTGATTCTTGTCTAGCATCTATTATTGATTCAGTTATTAATCGCTTTAGTAATACAACTTCCAACTCTTTATCTAAATACATAGCTATTTTTAGAGCCACTAGAACTGAACCCATCATATGTTTTGTTCTGCCATCTTTATATAAGAAATCCTCTTTACTCACTTCGAGGGATCCCAAATTAGATATACCTCCTTCGTCGGATACCGAATTTGAGATACCCTTAATTTTATCTTTTTGCTTATCAATTATTAATTCTGATATAAATTCCTGAAAATCCTTACCCTTCAATATATTGTGTAGTCTCCTCTTTGGTAACTTCTTCTGAACTCTTATTACATTTGCTCTATGTGCTAACTCAGTTAAGTTAACCATTCCCGTATTATATATAGTAGTTAAAGTACCATATTTTTCCAAATCTATTTGTAGTTTATTCTCAAACATAAAATATCTCTGATAACTTATTTTCGTGTAGCCCTAGTTCTTTTTCTATTTGGCTCACTAGTTTTTGTCCGTTTTTTGTCACCATTTATTCCTTTGTATTTGTTTACAGCTTCTACCAATCTTTTAGTTATTCCTAATTCATGATATGATATCAATACTGTAATCTCTGCAGGATTCTCTGAAATCCTCTTGATGATCTTGCCATCTCCTAAGTCTAATCCAATGGACTTACATTCATTTACGAATTGCCGTGTTCTCTCTCTTGTTAGGAAGTGACCCTTCAGGCTTCGGAACATTTGCCTCTGCATTTCTTTTAATGACTCGCTTCTTTCTTTGAGGCTTAACTTCTTCTGCATAATACTCTCCAATCTTACTTATTATATCTTTAGCATCATTACTAATCTCCTTAGGGAACATACCTTCAGGTGCTTTGGCTGTGTTGAACTTGTTTGGTCTATGAAACATTTTCACATCTTCCATTTCACCATCCTCGTCATACATTTGCTTGGTAAATAATACTATCATAAATTCTTTTTCAATGAATCCATACTTTAATTCTTTACCTCTTATTCTTAAGTACTGCTTGATATCTCCAAATGACTCTTCTTTATTCTCAGGTATACCAATCACAATAACTTGTATATCCAATACCTTTAATCTTTTGATAGTCTTAACTACCATTAAATTATATTGTTTCCATTTCTCATAATTAGTAAACATATTTTCACAATACGAATCTATCATCTCTGCTAAGGATGTTATACTATCTAGTATTAAAGTTTTTATATTGCTTGCTTTACCAGCTTCTATAGCTCTAATCATTGATTCAAATTCTTTATAACTCTTTACTTGTCTATTTTTAAAGTGTTTTAAGTTTTTAAATGGTAGTGGTTTTTGTTCTGTGTTAAGTATCATTGTTGTTGCTGGGTCTAGTGTTCTTAACATTGTTGTTTTACCAGACCCCGATTCACCTACTATTAGTATAGGTACATTCATTTAGTTTCCCTCCATCTCTATTCTGTGTATTACTTCTTCTCTACTAAAGTCCCATATATCATGTAATTCATGCATTTCCATCTCGAATGTTTCTATTGAATCTACTGTATATGTACTTTTTTTAACCTCTCCATCATCGCCTTCAAAGAAGATTGTTACCTTATTTAGGGTATCCATAACTTAATCCTTATTTTATTATTAAGTATTATTACTTGGTCCATTCTTACTAGTCTCATATTTAACATAGCATCAGTTTCACTATCATTAAATTTTTCAACAAACTCTTCCCAACTAGGTAATTCTCCTTCAAAACTATTCACCCATCTCCAAGCATATATTTCACCGATGCCTTTAGCACCTTTGATGTTATCCGTTGAATCACCCATTAAAGCTTGAGCATAATACCATCGTTCTATTTCATCTTTAGTTCGTGGTCTATGCCAGCTTCCTTTATTATAGTTATAACACATCGTAGGACTTGCATGTAATACGTCTTTGTCAATTGCTGCGATAATATAATTATAGTCATACGCTAGTCTTATAACCAAATCATCTGCTTCTATATTATTTACAAGTATTGCATTACTCATTCTATCTAGTGCCATTTCTTTAACTTCTTTGATTCCCATTAGCCTTTGTTTTGGTCTATTGGCTTTATAATCTGGGTACATTATATTACGAAAACTTTTACTTGGAGAAAATACTAATTTCACTTTATAGTGTTTGAATACACCTATATGTGCCATCATAGTTCTCTCTAAGTCATATACTATAAACTCTAGTTCAGCATAGGCTTCATCTATATCTACGAAATCGAATTCATCTTTTACTCGATAACAAGCTTTATATAATAGACTATCTGCATCAATTGCTATCTTTACCATTTGATTCTATCTCTAAGTTTTGTACTAATACATCATTACAATTGTTAATAATGTTTAATAGTAATTCTATTAGAAATTCATTTGAATCGATATCAATAGTATGAATAACACAACCTGATACTGCTATGATTCCGATCTTTTCTTTTTCACATAAACATCTCTTGTCTAATCTTACTAATATTGGTTCTTTCATTGAATTTATTATCTCAACGAATCTCTCTTGACCTTCTATTTTTAGTTCAATGATTTTGCTCATTTAATATTCCTTTTCTTGTTTGTTATATTCAGGATATTTTTCCATCCTATCTTTTAACGCATTTATATATCCATCTCTAGGATCTCTTGTTCTATAGTCAACTATATCATCCAATATTGCTTTACTGGATTCTAAATCGACTCCTTTTTCTGCAGCATTTCTAGTGAATAAAAATAATGAATTATGATATTGTCCACCTTTACCCCACATTTCCTCTTCGTAAAACCATTTAAATACCACAAACCTCTCTTCGTATATACCTTCTAATTGTGCTTTAGAAAATTTCTTTTTAGGTACATGTTTTGTCTGTGATACTGAATGCATCATTCTCTTTATTGGATAGTCTTCACCTTCTGTAAAATGAATGACTTCTCTATCTTTATATCCGTAAAATATTTGAGCTTTAGGTAATATATCAAATTCTATACCCAAATCTTCAGCAACCTTCTTTAAGAATGTACTCCAATCTTCATTATCTACAGTTATTGATACATCCGTTGGTAATAATATTCTATACTTATACGGATTTTTTTTATTACTTGTTCTACATATCATATGATTAAAATCCATTAGATAACTACTACACTCTTTATCAGATATATCTGTATCATCAACATCTAGTATCAGGAAATCTGGGTTTCCTTCCACATTAGATTTTCCCCTAACTCCGTCTTTAAACCGTACATTAGTATATGCTGTATCATTGGAAATAACCTTAGACATAAAGCTAAAGTCTTTACGGAATGTTTTATACCCATTAGTAACTTTTCTAGATCTTTGTTCTTTAGTTCCAGTAGCTTTTTTGTATGTTAACTGAACACCTTCTAGCTTCTCAAACTTATCCATAACAATCATATTATCTTTAGTATATACAGTTCCGAAATCTTCTAATCTACTATTAACTAGTAATAATAATTGATCAATATCTTTTTGGTCTTTAATCCATTTCTTCTTTACCATCTCGTGTACTTTGATAGATTTTCTACCATTAATGAAATGATCTGCAACCTTCTCGAATATTTGTCTTTCAGCTTTGTATATAAACTTCTGCAAATCTTTAGATAGTAATTCAGCCACAGTTATAGCTTCTCTTATTTCCTTAGTTCCAATTTCACTCTTACCTTTGAATATAGTATATACTCCAGCAAGTTTAAGAACTTTCCATTCTCTATGTGATTGTTCTAATTTGATAACCTCTATTTCTTCTAGCTCACTTCTCTCTTTATTATAAAGCATATATGAATCTATAAGTCGCTTACCTTTTACACTTAGTCCTATTCTGTTCGTTGTTCCATCAATACCTTTTTTAGCTATAGATATACTTAATCTTCCTAATTCTTCAGATATTTTCCTACCAAGTTTTCTACTCTTATCTAAATCTCCAAGTATGTCATCTATATTTTTATTATTAGTTTCTTTGGTTTCTTCATCTGGATAGACGAAATAACATCTACGACCTAACTTTGACATAAATTCCATATTGAATTTCTTGAGTATAACTTCGTTTTCTAATATTCCAATTTCAGAACCCATAAACAATGCATTCATACCCATACCTCTAACTTCTTCAGACTGATTATTAACATCCTTAAGTGCTTTACTCTCAGTGTCTCCATCATCGAATAGTTGTGATACAAGTTTTATGTTAGGAATAATATCTGAACTAGTATCTAATTCAGTTGTTATCTCATCTACAAACAATGATGGTAAACCAAGTCCTTCTCTACTGAATTCATTAAGTATTCTAATTATACCCTCTTGAGTTGATAGTGCATTAATTAATGGTTTCAATGGTCTAGGTTTAACCTCTAGTGAAATAGCTAATTCATTTTCTGCAAGTTGTCTTTTTGCTTCTATTAAATCATATCCTAAGTCTAAGCAACTTCTCAATTTCTTAACTGATGAAGTTTTTTTTGCTCCCGATTTAGCTAGTACAAAACTTATAACATTTACTGGTACAAGATTATTTACTTCTAGTTCTATCTTCCAATGAAAATGACCCACAAAGGAAGCCATAGTATAATTAGCTAATACTACGGACATTCTATATGGTACTTCATCTCCTAATGTAGAAATCATTTTCATAACTACTGAATTTGTTGTTGGCTCAAAGGCTTTCAACTTATCCAGTTCTTTCTTTAGTACTTCTATTTTCTCCATTATTTATCTTTCTATATTTTTTTATGCCAATAATATCATTTTAGATTGATAGAATTCATTAGTATCTGCTAAACGTACTACATCAAATGCTACACTATTACCATCAATTATAATTGCTCTATCAGGAAAAACATTCAATGGTACTACTTGATCTAGTTCATTTAATGATATCCTATTTCCTAAAACACTATCAGTTCTAACTACTGCAACATTATTCATAGTATTTACTGTATCAATCGTTGCATTAATTTTAATTCTAGCAGTTTCTCCAGTTTCACCTATCCCATTAACTTTATCTAATTGATTCATTGTGTATCCTCAAACATTTTACATCCACTAATCCAATAACCATTATAGTTGTATAGATCTCCGTTTAATCCACCCACACTAGCATCACAAGTTATAGTATTTGTTGTTACTATTCTTGCATTAAATCCAAATCCAAGCATTATGAAATTACCACCTTTTTAGTTGATGTAACTCCAGTACACAATCTACCAACAATAACATCAGAACCTGAGTTAAAGTCTCCAGTTATATCTCCAGTAGCAAAATGAAATGTTATATCTCCATTGGCTGAAGAGTGCAATAACATTCCTGCACACGGTTGATTCGTTGGAACTCCAGCAAATGTATTGCCGTGAATTGGGAATGCTTGTGCTAAGTTTCCATATTTATCTTTAATCATTATTAATCCTTATGTTCTATATTATTTTTCATTCTATTTTTTGCATCAATCTTAATGAATTCAGTTGCTATCTTAATTGCATCCTTATTCTCATAGTTCCCCGAAGGCAACCTTACTACACCTATGCTTACAGCCATTTCACTTAACTCTTTTTCCGTTCTCATTGTTGGGAGTTGGCTTAATATTTGAATTGTAGATATTTCTATAATCTCTGCAACTTTACTAACTTCTGGTTCAACATCTGTATTACTAATTAATTTAGCATATCCTTGAATATCTATTATTGAATCTTTATGACTTGTATCAGTAGCATATCTAGCTAACTTAGTAACTAAATAGAAGAAATCAACTGATTCCTCAGGCGTAATATCATCACTATGCTCATTATCAATATTCAATGCTGACAATATCTCAATAATTTTAACTACAGCCTTTTTATGTTTGTTGTAGTCTCCATACGTCTTTTTTCTCTCTTCTAGTATTTTATCTATATTCATTAGTATTCCTTTCTTTTTTTCTTTACCACAGATTTTGGCTTATCGTTTATCCTTGGTCGTTCTGGTTTTTTCGGTATTTTAGCTAGAGCCTTTGTTTGTACTCTCTTAGTTTCATCCGTCATAACCTTTATCATTTTTCTTGTTTCTTCACTAAACTTCTTGTTAATATGTTCTTCCATAACATTACAACATTTGCATATCTTATGATTACAATATATAAAAACCTTCTCTATATTTCTATCTTTTAGTTCCCCTAAAAAAAAATAAGCAGTAGCCCAGAAGTTAGTCAATACTGACAAGTCTCTAGTTTGTGTCATACACGGTATGTATGTCTGCTCACTCATATAGAGATACGCTTTATTTTTATTGAATTTATAACATATTAATCCTTTTGGTGGATCTTTCTTTACTATTTTTACTCGCATTACTCTGATCCATTGTCGTCCATCTTCGGTTTCAATTCCTCCTTAGATTGATTATAATCAACTATCTTAGCTTTAGTCTTTTCACTAAGTTCTGCGAATCTTTCTTCACTAGATGTTTCTTCACTCATTAATTCATGTATTGTTTCTTCGTTAGATATATCATTATCTTCGGAATCATCTTTGAACATATCTATTTGAACCATCGTATCAGTTAACTCATCTAATTCTATAATGAATACATCTTCTTTAGTCATAATATTTGTAATATTGTTCTGAGGTAATGCAATCGATTCACCATCGCTTCTTGATACTTCATTAATTTCTTCTTCAATATATACCACTCTCTCATTCTCTCCACATCCAGTAATCATAATTAATACAAATACCCATAATGCGATTATACTCTTCAATGTCATTTTTTCTCCTTTATTCTTCTATCTACCTATGTAAAAATACACACCATCATGGTTTGTCGTTGGTTGTTCCGTTGTTGTCATTTGTCTCCTTTGTTTGTTTAAATACTCCACTATTATATACTACATATATAGAATATGTTTGTGTAGCTCCACACCCCACTAATATAAATACTATTAGCAAAGAACCTATTTTAGATATCAATCCACTCATTCATACTTGCCTCCTTTATCGTTTTTGGAAGAACCAGATATATTGGATTACTGTATTTGCAATTATTGCCACAGTTGCTATTTGTTCAATTATTTCTGACATTATATTGCTACCAATCGTCATAAGGATCTTCTCCAAAACCTAGTGCCGAAGCTATATCGTGTTCCATCTCATTATCACCTCTAGTTGTATCTGAATAGTTATCTGGGTTTATATGTTTTACTGCTTCTGATATTGAATCATCTTCTTCACATTCTTCACCCCACACATCATCTAATTTTGCTTGTTTTTCTTTACTCATCTTCTTATCCTTTGATTTTTTT